ATGGCAGCAAAAAAGGAAAGTTCATCCAAGCAGCTCCCCACCGGCCCGGCAGGGGATAAAAAGGCAGCGCTGGAGACGGCACTGGCCCAGATCGAAAAGCAGTTTGGCAAAGGCGCCGTGATGAAGCTTGGGACCAACGTTGCCATGCAGGTGGATGCCATTTCCACCGGCAGCCTGGGGCTGGACCTGGCGCTGGGCATCGGCGGCCTGCCACGCGGACGCATCATTGAGGTATATGGGCCGGAATCTTCCGGTAAAACCACCCTGGCTCTGCATGTTCTGGCTGAAGCCCAGAAGCTGGGCGGCGAGGTTGCCTTTATCGACGTTGAGCACGCCCTGGATCCCACCTATGCCCGCGCCCTTGGCGTTGACATTGACAGCCTGCTGGTCAGCCAGCCGGATACCGGCGAGCAGGCCATGGAAATCTGCGAAGCTCTGGTACGCTCCGGCGCGATTGACGCTATTGTTGTGGACTCTGTTGCTGCCATGGTGCCCAAAGCCGAAATTGAAGGCGAAATGGGCGATTCCCACGTTGGCCTGCAGGCCCGCCTGATGAGCCAGGCTCTGCGTAAGCTGACCGGCATCATCGGCAAAACAAACACCGTCTGCATCTTTATTAACCAGCTGCGCGAAAAAGTCGGTGTGATGTACGGCAACCCTGAAGTGACCACCGGCGGCCGCGCCCTGAAATATTATTCCTCTGTACGTATTGATGTGCGCCGCATTGAGGGCCTGAAGGACGCCAGCGGTTCCTTTATCGGCAACCGTACCCGCGCCAAGATCGTCAAGAACAAAGTGGCACCCCCGTTCCGTGAGGCCGAGTTTGACATCATGTTCGGCGAGGGAATCTCCAAACTGGGCGAAATGATCGATCTGGGTGCTAAGCTGGGCATTGTGCAAAAGAGCGGCGCATGGTTCAACTATGGCGATATCCGCCTGGGCCAGGGCCGCGATAACGCCAAGCTCTACCTGAAAGAACACCCTGATGTGGCTGCTGAGATTGAAAAGCAGGTGCGCGAAAATGCGGACCGTCTGCTGGCGGCCGGCAAAAAGGGAACCGTGAAGCCGCTGGAGAAGCCGGCTGTTACCCCCATTGCCGCTGAAGATGCCCCTGCCGCTCCCATGGCGGATGCACCCAAGACCACCGGCAGCGAGATGGACCTCGACATCATGGTTGACGAATAACTTACGCCTTTGCGATAAAACACTAGGCATCGAATAAAGAACAACCATTCGTAAATTATCAACTTCTTTATGCTGCGCGATGCTCCGGTATTCTCCTTGATTTGCAGTCGTATTTCGGTCGTAGGTCGTATAAAAGTCGTAGAAAACGGCAGAATAATTCAATAAAATGAACCCCTGGAGCAACACTCTCCAGGGGTTCATTTTATTGAATTTCTTATTTCTGGGCCTGCTTGATAACCTGATCCGCACCGGTAGCCGCAAGGCCGGAAACAATGCCCACGGCAAGCGCGGTCAGCGGATCGGTGGCGGGAAAGTCCGGCACGTTGATGTACATGGCGGCCACCCCCAGCAGGCCGCCAAGGGCACCACAGATGGACGGCAACCATTTGTTGGCCAGCGGGGTCTGCTTGACAGCCGTTGCGGCAAGGTAGCAGATGACGGTGATGCAGGCAACGCTTGCGATGCCAAAGGATGCAATATCCATGATTTTTCCTCCTATGTCTCTGTGTGTGATTTTCAAGCAGTTTTGTTTTCCAGGTCCGCGATCCGGTGGTTTGCCACACGCAGCTGCTCTTCCAGCACCGGCACCCGCTGGGCAAAGTTATTGTGAGCGCGGACTTCGCGGGTCAGCTCCTCCAAGCGGGCATCCGTGACCGCCTGGGCCGTTATCATCCGCTGTTCGGTACGGCGGGCAGCCATCATGTTGGTGATAACCACCCCCAGCAGGCTCAGCCCGCCGGTGATCAGGGCAACGATGATAGCATCCATGCTCATACCTCCACGATAGGGATGCCGTACTGGGTAGCGGCATCATGCTCAATACGGCACCCGCGATAGTCCTGCCAGCCAGGGGCGAACACCGCAAAATCAGCGGTGCCCAGCAGCTTGAGGCTTTCGCCCAGATACCACAGCGGCGTTGCGTCAGCCGGTGCGCCCTCGAAAAAGGATTCAATGACCTCAACCTCGTCATGGGTTTTCGTGCACACATCAGCAGTCAAAACCTTGCGTTCCTTGATAATTTCTTCGTTCGTTTTGCCGCGCATCGGCTGGGAGATAAACAATTTTTTCATACCTTTACTCCACATACTCAGCTTTATACAGCCCTGCATCAATCAGCTGCAGCTCTGCGCACTTGCGCATGATGTACCAGGCGTCGCCGCTGGATACCGGTCCAACGTCCAGCATCCACTGGTTGCCAGCTGCACAGGTTTCGCGGTACAGACCGGCGGAGATAAGCCCCAGCCCCTCGCACAGGGCGCGGATGGTTGCGCGGTCTCCGCTGGAGATACGGCCAATAGTAATCCGCTGCTTGTCCAGCTTGTTGGGGGTGGTATCCTCCGGTGTGGGCGCGGTGTGGCCCTGCAGGCCCGCCTGGATCATCAGCTGCTCATAGTCCTTGTAGACCCGGTTGCAGTCCAGGCTGGTGCCGTAGCCGGGAATGCCCAGCGCATTGCGGCTGCTGTACTGCCACATGCCATAGGGCAGGGGACAGGTGCACTTGCTGCTGTACTGCGCTACCCAAATATCATATTTGGACAGGAACTTGTGGTCCAACCGATTGCGGATAAAATCGCAGCTAGCATACAGGATGCCGTAATACCCTGCGGCCTCAATCTCCGACAAAAAGGCCTGTACAAGTGCCGTGCGCTGGGCATTGGTCAGACGTAAGATACACGGTTCATACTCAATGTCATAGGCCACCGGCAAACACAGATGCTTGCCCTTGATCGCGGCCAGGCAGCAGCGGGCCTCCTGGCGGGCTTCCGCCGGGGTGGTGGCGTAGCTGTACCAGTACACGCCGTACTGGATGCCCAGCCGGGCACACTCAGCCGCGTTGCGCTCAAACTGGGGGTCTTTCTGGCTGCTGTAACGGCCATACCCGGCGCGCAGCATGGCATGGCGGATGCCCTTGTCATACGCCGCCTGCCAGTTGAATTTGCCCTGATGTTTTGACACGTCGATTGCATAATTCATGTATTCCACTTCCTTCATATTGTGCGCTACGCTGCTGTAGCTGCCCAATTTTACCGCGCCGCTGGCCATACTGAAATCAGCATCCAGCCAGTTCAGCGGGTTGGTACGCTGGCCTTTCCAGCGCACCTCGAAATGCAGGTGTGCGCCGTAACAGTTGCCGGTATCGCCGCTGTAGCCGATCAGCTGCCCCTCCTGCACCTGTTGGCCCTGGGTCACGCAGAGCTTGCTCAGATGGGCATACAGGGTTTCGAGGGTTCCGTACTTGTAGGTCGTGTGGCGCAGCTTGACCATGTTGCCATAGCTGTTGATGTCCCCCTGGGTGCGCTTGCCGTTCCAGCGGTAGGCCGTCTCCACCGTGCCACCCTCTGCGGCGTATACCGACGTGCCCACCGCCGCGCGGAAATCCAGCGCCCGGTGCAGGCTGCCGTCATTGTAGAGCCAGCCTGCGGTGATAATGTGTTGGGCCAGGGGCCAATGCAGCAGGGCTTCTTCATTCTTCAGCCGCATTTTTATCCTCCTTATTTTGTCCTCTTCCATATCCATACCGATAAATAAGGCGGCATGTTGTTGTGGGCCTCCCCGGAACCGCCGGAGGCGACTGTTACGGTTTTGGATTCCCAGTTCGGAATACCCCAGCCACTTGATTGCGTTTGGACATACGCATCCGCAGAGCTTCCGGTTTTGGAGCGTATTACGTTGCTTCCGTTGGCCACAGACAGCGAATAATCCGGTAGCTCGCTTTGTGTAAGCTTATGGATGGATTCGCCCCCAGTGCTACCTGCGGGATAACTGCTGGAAGCACCAAGCAAAAAGCAGTCAGAAATTCTTTCCCACGTGCCACCAAATAGATTTGCCGGGCTTGTACTGTTTACGCTCATGTAAATGCTGCCAATCGGCCAGGCCGCAAGTTTTGCTTCCGCGATGGCTGCAAATACCGCTGCTGGTGTTGCTGCAATTCCTCCGCTGGTTGAACTGATTGAACTGGTCGAATCACTCAATTTCACACCGCCCAAAGTCGAAGCATTACCTGTCGGCAGTGTGTATTTGGTGTCAGTTGTCGGCGGTGTGTATCCCAAAGCACTTGTCACGTTCGCCTTTGTCAAACTAATCGTGCCGGAATTCTCCGTAATGTTACTCCCGATTTTTACACCACCCAAAGTCCAAGCACTTGCGGTTGGCAGTGTGTACTTGGTATCAGTAGTCGGTGGCGTATAACCCAGTGCATTTGTCACATTGATTTTGCTAATACTGATCGTACCGCTGTTCACTGTAATATTGCTGCCAATCTTTACACCACCCAAGGTAGAGCTGGTAGCGGTAGGCAGTGTATAGCTTGATCCGCTACTTGCCGGTGTCATATAGATCTGGTTCGTATTCAACGTTCCAGAATTTTTCGCATTGTCGTACTGGCTCTGGGTCAAATAATTGATCACCAGACTGTCCAGCTTTGTATCAGTCGCCATAATCAAATACCTCTCGTCACAATCGCGCTGATTGCGGATAATCCGCTCGGCAGCCCAGTCAGTTTACCGTTGCTGATGCTCAGGCTCAGGCTCGTGGATGTTGGGCTGCCCCAGCTGGCGCTCTTGTGGTATTTGTCGCCCTCAAACGCGATCAGGCTCGTAGTCTGCCCGCCCCAACCGCTGGAACTGGTCATGGTGCCGTAGCCCCAAATTTTGATTGCCCCGTCAGTGCGCTTAAAACTAACGCTGGGACTGGTGTCTGTAATGGCATAAGCCTCAACGTTGTTTGTGCTGCTGCCGCTGCTTGACGATACGTTCACCGTCACCTTGCCGCTTCCGTTGTGATAGCCCGCAGGGATGGTGTAGCTGCCGTTGGTCGTCATGGTCTTGGCAACCGCCCCGTTGTTGGTCATGGTGCCGGTAACTTTGCTGCCGTTCACATACGCCGTTTTACCGCTCAGGATGTTGGCGGCGGTGGCGGTCGCGTCGCTGGTATCCGTGCCGCCAGAACTGCTGCTCCCAGCATAACTACCTGTCACATTAAAAATCTTCACACCGCTTCTAATGTTACCGGCGGTCAAATTGCTGTCACCCTTAATCGTCTGGGTTCCATTCAAATACTGGCCGGATGCAATGTTCTGGTCACTCGTTCCCGGCGTATAAGTCGCAGCACTCTTTTTCGTTACGCCGCTTCCCACATAAGTTCTCGATACTGCATTTACTGTAACCTGGCTCAAACCGTCATAGCCATAGTCGGCCTTGATCGTCTGTGCGCTCTCACTGGGGCTGACTGTCTTGCTCTGCAAACTCGACCCGCTGGCCCCGCCTGTCACAAAACCTCCCTGCATATCTACCTGCGTACTTCCTAAATAAACTCCCATATAAAAATCACCACCTACTAATTGTCACACTTGTTGCGCCCACACTGGCTGCCGTAATGCTGATCGATTTCGCACTGCTGCCATCCCATGCGCCCTGACTGGTTCCGTTCAGTTTGATGGTCAGGCTGTTATTTAGTTTTTCGGCGCTCGTTGCGGAGCCGCCTGCGTTGCTGGAACCGGCATAGTTTGTGGTTCCGGTGACTTTGGCCCCTGTGGCACTGTGGGCAATTACCCCTTTCGGCAGGTCGGCAGCCCGCACCGTATCGCCGGTCAGGTCGAGGACAACGGCATCATTGATAACAACCTTATTTACGGCCATGCTCAGCCTCCGATCGTCAACGTCTGGCCGCCAGCCGCATTATCAACGTATGTGGCCGGGATCGCCTGCACAGTAACTTGAGACAGGCAGTTATACGCTTTGTCGGGCAGCACAACCTGCTGCTCAAAGGTCGGCGTAACGCTCTTGGCCTGCGGCTTCATACCTTCGCTGCCGCTCATAGAGCCTTGCACGCCCAGGACCGTAACGCCCTCGCGGATATTTGCGGGCACCAGCTTGGCCTGTTCGGTCGCTGCGATAGTCACTCCGCCCGCGCCATCGTGAAAGCCCATGGGGATGGTGTATTTACCAGAAACGGTGCTGATTTCACCGTTGACTTCGCCGTTGTTGGGCATCGTGCCGGTCATTTTAGCGCCACGCGCGTAGAATGTTTTCCCGTTCAAAACCTCCGCCACAGCTGCGGTAGCATCGCTGGTATCCGCGTCTTTTGTGCTGGTGCCGGTAATGGGCGCGCCGGACTTATCGTGTGCCGTGATACCTTTTGCCAGCTTGTCCGGGGTAATGGTATCTGCGGTAAGGTCAAGTTTCGTTTCCTTGCCGATAACAACCTTGTTTACGTATTTATTGGGCATTGTAGTATTCATCTCCTATTATCAGTGTGTAGCCGCTTGAATCGTTGGATACCTCGTACTGCGGTATCTTGCGGATTGTCACGTCTTTCTGCATCAGTTTTTTCGCCGTGGGCAAAACCTGCGCCGTAAACAACGGCGTGATGTCATACGGCCCGCTATACTCCGGCGCACTAACCACTGCGGTGCCGGTCACGTCCACCCGCACGGGTGCCGCTCCGGCAATGCGCACCGATACGGCGCTCTGTTGAGCCACTCGCACCTGGATCATGAGCCATCCGCCTCCTGGAATAAGGTCGGGCTCATTTTAAGAGCCAGGATCTCAGTCTGCGGCTGATCAGTGCTGTCCCGTAATGTGATGCGGGTGTCCATGTACAGCGTCTCGCCGCCCATGAATTTGTATGTCTCCGCCCGCGTCCAGGGGATAAGGATGATGTTCTGTCCTTCCTGCCGGGTGCAGTCGTCGGGCCAGACGTTGGTTTTAATGGCCGGGAAGCCTTTGCAGCTCTTCTGTTTGAACACAAATTCGATCCGGCTTACCTCGTCCAGGCTCATGCCGATTTCAACCGGCAGCGCAAATTGCGTTCCCTGTTTCATTCGTTTTTCTCCTCAGCGCCTTAATTCGGCATTTTTTCTTCCTCTGTTTTCGGAGTTTCGATGTTTGCCGCCGCTGCTTCTTCCGCTGCCATGTTTTCGCGCACGGCATTCAAAACGTTCTCCAAAATCAACTCCGTCACGGCAAACGGCAGCTTTGCCTCGTTAATTGCAGCAATAACTTTGCGTTTGCACTCTTTAATGCGTTTGTTGTCAGTCATGGGGCATCCTCCTTACAGCCGCGCGTTCACGGCGTTTTTCAGTGTGCTGATTGCGGCCAGAACTTCCCCATCAAGGGCCACAAAAGACCCCCGGTTGTTCTGGCTGGTGATGTTGCCGTTGTCGTCCAGTTCCATGTAGGTGTAGCTCACTCGCTCACCTTCGGCGGTGGTCACGATTGCTACTGCGCTTAATTTCTTCATATTTCACTGCCCTCCAAATCATCTAATAGTGTATCAACGGCCTGTTTGGCGCCGGTGTCCATGGTCAGCAGGTCAGCTGCGGCATCGGTGCTGGCCTCCTGCGCACGGGCGGCGGTGCTGGCGGCCAGCTCAATGCCTGCCGGATCACCGGCAGGGTAGCTGCTGTCACTGCGATCGGCATAACTGCCCTCGTACCCACGCTGCGCGGCCATGCAGAGCCACACAAACTGCTGACCTGGTGCGCCGTGTACAATGGCATACTGGCCGCAGTTTTCGGCCCACAGGTGGCCGGTTCCATCGCAATCCGTCAGCAGCCAGGCGGGCTGCCCATATTGGGCGATGGTCTCCGCATAGCGCGGGTCAAGGGCAATCAGGCACCAGCCTTCGGGGCCGCACTGACCCTTGCCCCAGTCCGCAAAGGTGGGAACCGGCGTCTCAAATGCGGCCATTTTAAGCGCGCCGAAGCTGGTAGGCACAACGCGGGATTTGCTGCCCCAAACGTCCAGATTGTGTACATTCAGCTTGCCGGAGACCCCCACCCTGGTCGTGTTAAAATCGGCATCACTGTCATCGCTGCGGTTGTAGGTGATCTGCATCCCAACGTAAGATGTCGGGTTAAGGCCGTCAACCCAGCCGTACTTGGCGTACTTGCTGCACGCGCCGATGTAGCTGCTGCCAGCCTCTGAGTACAGCACGCCGGTTAATCCAATCGACCCGGTGTTGATGGTGGCATACCATGCGATGTGCCGGTTGTCCAAAAATACACGCTCACCGGCCTCGGTGCCCATACGTATCCAGGCGTTGTCCAGGTCGTACACGGTGGTGTAGTTCAGGTTGTGTAGTTGTCCGGTGGTAATGTTGCCGCCGTTGATGATTGTCTTGTCCTGGTTCCAGGTGCTCAAATCCGAAAATGTCACCACGCCGGATAGGTTGATCTGTGCGCTGGTGATCTCTGTTCCGCCTGCCGTCAGCTTGATGGTGCTGCTGGTTCCGCTTGTGCTGGCCGTCAGCTTAATTTCGTTCACAGTCTGCTTGATCTCGGTTTTGGTTTCGTTGGCGGTCAGATAGTCGCCGGTGCTGGCCGTCCAGGCAGTGGGGGCATTGCCCATCTGCACCATGGGGTGCATGATGGTCAGATCGTTGGTAACGGTGGCGCGGTCGTTGGCTGTGCTTACAAACAGACCGTCTGCATAGCCGTCCGCGGTCGCCGTGAACGCCGCCCAGCGCAGCTTCCAGCCGTTATCCAGCGCAATGTCCTGCTTTGCATTTTTGAACGCGCTGCCATAGTAGGCTTTGGTTCCGCTGGGGGATTTGGTTTCAAACTGCAAAAACAGGCTGTCCGTGCCGGAGTTGAGCTTGTACAGTACCGATGCACAATAGGTCATGCCCTTGGCAATCACCAGCGTTTTGTCCGCACCAAAGTGGAAGCGGGTGTTCCGCGCTTTATTGGTCACGCGAACAGATTCACCGCTGATCGTGTATGTTCCTTTTTTGCTCAGGTCATTGCCGCCTGCATCCAGTGTCGCATTGTTCCAGTCGTCGGTGCCCGCAATAATATTGTTGCCGCCGGTGATCCGCTGCGTTACCGTCTGGGTAATGCTGTCGGCTTTCTGGTCGATCGCGGATACTGATTCTTTAACGGTTTTGAATTCCCGCTTTGTGCTGTCCAGGTCGTTGGAAATGGTTGTTGTCGTTTCTTCCAGACTGCTGACTTTTGTGCTGATGCTATTCGCCTTTTGGCTGATGCTGGAGACATCCTTTTTCAGGCTCTCCACCGTTGCGGTGGTGGCGTAATCCTGCAATTTGCTGTCAACGGCATCATTGGCAGCGCTGGTAGCGGTGTCCTTCACGTTGGCCGTTACCGTTTCAGTCACTGACTTGGTGACTTCGGTTTTGATCTCGTCAGCGGTCTGGGAAAACAGGCTTTTTGCGCTTTCCTGGGTCAGATAGTCGCCGGAGCTGGCGTTCCACGCGGTGGGGGCGTTGCCGTATTGCAGCATGGGGTGAAGCAGCGAAAACTTGTTGGTGTAGCTGCCGCCAAGCCCCGCCCTTATGCTGCCGCAGCCAAGCTCGACCGTTTTCAGAATACCGGTGTTGCTGGGTGTCCAGGTGCCATACCGCAGCACCCAGCCGTCTGTCTGCTTAATTTCAATCTGGTTTTCGGTTGTTATGCTGGTATAGTAAGAATTTCCGTTGTCGGCGGCATATATAAGGCTCAGGCACAACCCGTCGGTGCCGGAAATTGGCTTGTACATGACGGACAGGCACAGGGTAACGCCTTTGGTAATGCGAGCGCCAACGGTGTTGAAAACAAAATACCGATTGGAGTTTGCGTTTGTCACGGTCGCGCTGCCGGTATCGTTGTACGTGACCGAACTGCCGCTGGCCGCGTTGCCTTTCAGCTCGGCGTTCTTGAAGCTCTCACTGCCCAGGATCAGGTTGCCGCCGCCAGTGATTTTGGTGTCTTTTTTCACCTCAGAGGAAAGCCCGTCCACCGTTGCTTTCAGGTCGGTGTACTTGCCGGTCAGGTCGCTGGCCTTTACTTCCAGGCCGTCCACGCTGGTCTTGATCTCCAGCATCTTGCCAGTCAGGTTCTTGTAGCTCTGGCTGTTCACGGCGCTGGAACTTTCCCGGCTGGCGCTGCCCACGCTCTCAAAGCTTGCCTTGCCGGAGGAGATTGTGGCGCTCATCAGGTAGGTGTCGAACTCCCGCCCGCGCGCGTCCTTAACGTGCACGATCTGCCCGCAGGCAAGGCCGGAGCTGCTGGGCACGGCCACTTTGCAGGGGGTGTAGGTCACGTTTTTCAGCACGTTGTACAGGTTTTGGACAACGCTTTTCAGGTTGGCTTCGGTGCCGGTTGTCAGCAGCAGATTGCCCTGCACCGCATAGGTGTTGGTGGCAGTGGTGCT